CACGGCATCTTTCAAATCATCACGCACCAATTCAGGGGTAGATGACTTCACAATTTCTAAGCCCATCACTTTTGTTTTAGGTTCAGCAAAGCGCACGCCTTCAGAGTCATACACATACAAGGCGTACCGTTTTTTTGCCGTCCAAAAACCGCAATTATGAATTATGAATCCTCCTGCATCAAACGAAGGATGTTCGTGGACTCCCAAGTCATAAACATAGTCGTCATAATATGATTTTGATATTGTGGGATAGTTTTTGACACTCGAAACAACTGCTTCCTTCAACACATCTGTTTCTATCACATCACCAGCAGGAATTTCCACAAGGCTGCCAGCACGTTTAACAAACATGATATGTTCTGGTGTAACGCGGAGGGTCTTCCCATTTTGTTCAAATGNGATAATGTCACCTTTATNTTTCTTGCGCGTAATACAATNCACGCCACCAGCACCTTCAAGCGTGGGTGTTTCAAGATCTCCAGGATTCAAATANGCAATATCCTCGTCATCAGNNAACANNTTGAATAGTTCCTCNGCTGTNTNATTCNNCCCNCACACCNTNGTATCTTTNGCAACACAGCTTGCTATAACTTCNCTTTTCATAACCATTTTATTCTCATAGGCATGCATATATTCTGCCAATTCCTCATAGCTTTTTTGAATAAACGGTTCTATCTGTTCTTTGGCTAAAGTGTCGAGGAAATTGACCTTATCCTCAGTGGTGACAATCTTGCCAGCAAAACACTTTTCAACAAGATCACCTAGATCAATATAAACTGAATTATGGACAAGAATATTGTTGGCAAAGAAGTTGTGATTCCCCTCCACTTCAATGTCATATACAGCGCATGCTTGCTTTCCTAGACTTACCACACCACAGCCCAGTGATGGAAACAGAAGGCTTGAATCTACATAGAGAATTTCGTCTGTTTCCTTCAAATCTTTTGCTTTGATTGCAACCAATTTCCCTTCTCGTTTTACCATGACTGAATGATCCTCAGTGACAACCACAGTATTTCCGTCACAAGTAATCTCAAACATTTCCTTCACAACGTCATGACGCATTATGTTTTTTACTGGTCGAGTTTCTAGTTTGAAATCGGGTGAGACTGACAAGGAAGTCTGCCCAGGCAACAAGTGCTTTATTTCATCGCCAGACCCACGGGTGGTAATGTCTGAATATTCACATTTATCCCAGTATTCTTCAATGGTGATTTTCTCACCATTTATTTCTATCACGCTATCACCAGCAACGGAATCGGTATCGGCGTACCCAACATATTCTTTATTGTCAGTGGACATAATCTTATTCAAATATGAATTGAGTTTCCGTTCTATCCATTTAATTGATAGCTGACCAGATAAGGTGATTGCCTCAGCCACACGGGAGTCGTGGAACTGAAAAAATCGATTTGCAAGTGCTCCATATCCAGAATTCGCTTCGATCTTAAGAGCCATCTGTTCATTATTCAGTGCAGCAATTTTAGCCGTAAGTTCTTCTTTCTCCTCCACAATTTCATTATCTACCACTTTTTCCTTCACTTGTTCCAAACGCAGCATTTCTTTCTTGACTTCTTTGCGCGTAGCATAGATGTCCATCATCAATTCTGACATGACGCTTTTCTTGTCTGTCCGGAAAAATGCACCATTGCCAGCCATTGTCATCTGCCGCCCATCAAGCTCTGACAAGTCAAACTTCTTTTCTACCAGCTTCTCCAAATCATTCAGTTCAATGTATCCTTCCATGGATTCAGGTGGAACATATCCCAAGTCAGGCGAATCATGAAAATCTACCAGCGTTTCTGTTCCTATGTTATATTGTGCAATAAGGTGAGGATAAAGTGAGTTCAAATCAAACGATAAAACCCATTCACGCAGTTTCCCTATTTCTGGTGTCTTCACAAAAGCGCCAGCAATTCTGCGTTGTTCCCCACCATGCGCCCGTTTGACCTTTGCATACTTGTTTTGATCTCGAAGGAAGTTGAAAATCAATGCCTCCCATGACTTCACAGGGGAGAATGTGTCTGTGTAGTTTTGTTTGGTCAGATATCCTAGCGTATATACCAAGTCAATCAGTTTCATTTTCTTGTCTAGACGATCAACCAGTCTTGTATCCTGTGCGCCATACGTCACAAATTTATCGAAATCCGTTTCATACAGCCTGTGTAGTGTGCCTACTTCTGAGTAGTCTACTTTCCTATCGCCCAATTCAACATGAGCAACATGATCTAACTTGTATGATTCCAAATTGGTGTAAGTGTATTTCTGATACAAGTCAAGGTAGTCTAGAATTGCAACACCATCAATAATATGAGTAACTGCATCTTTACCAAAGTTAGACCGATAAGTGGTTTCACGCACATTTTTCCACGGCGAAAGTCGATCGGATTGATTCTCACCCAGCACCTGCTCTACTCTGTTGCAAATATAAGGAACGTCAAATCCTTTGATATTCCATCCAGTCATCACGTCAGGACAATTCATTTCCCAATATTCAACGAACTTTCTAATCAGTTCTTCTTCATCAGCACATTGAACATAAGCGACGCCTTCTGAGCCTGCATACGGCTGGCACCCCCAAATCCTAACTAGACCACCATCAAATGAATCCATAAGCTGAATGAGGTTAATAGGGAATCTGGCATGTTCGGCGTCCGGGAATCCAGCGGTAGCATATACTTCTATATCAGTATTAAAAACACGGATTTGCCTCGGATCAAACTCAATTTTTCCAGGATATTCCTTTGCAATAAACTGAGAAATCCAATTGTTGGAACCATACACATCAAACGAACCTACATCTTTGTACTGTTCAATGAGATTTCGTGCATCAGACACACTGTCACAATTCATCCTTGCCAGTGGCACATCGTCCATGCCCGTTGCTACTTTGTCATGGGGACTATTGGTGGGAACAAACAAATCTGGTTTAAATCCTCGATGTGTTCGATTTCTACGTTCACCATTAACCACTTCACGCACAAGGAATCTGTCCCCACGTTGGGATATGCTGGTATAGAATTTAGCCATTAAAAGAACTCATCTAATGACTGAATTTCTGACTTACTGTCTGCTGTGGACATTTTATCTATCATATAATCACCATGTTCTGGGTTGGCAAAAGCCTTGCGGATATAGTTGATATTTTTGTAAATGTTTGCAGGGAATGTTGACTTTTCAGCTTCTGGGTTACGCATGGCAATGATATTATCTACTGTGAATTTGTAATCTACCATTAGTTTCAGGTTGTGCTGAATACCCATAAGATAAAACGCCATAGGAGTAAGAGCCCATGATTTTAAGTCAGGAATATGAGAACACACAGAACAATTACAAATCATGCCTGCATTGTCTGCCATGTGATCATAGTCATACCGATTAGACATTTTGATCTGGCGCATCCCGGTGTAGTTTGGGAATAAGAAGAAACCACCAAACGCAAGGTTCCTTTGGAAATATGAAGAATCAAACGTAAGCTGCAAATCTATACCCATATCATTGAGGCATTGTTGCACCACGGCAAAGTAGATGATGGCATCTGTTCCTGATACACCAAAAACATGATGATACTTGACAGCCTCCTTATCATATTCGCCCTTACGTAACAAGAAAAGCATTCCTTTCAAATATGTTTTAAGATTGCCAAATGCGCCACCATGCGCCCAGCCGTCAAGTTCGTATTCTTTGACTGCATCATACCAAGGTTGCATTGCCGTTGTCGCTTTTGCTGATAGCACATTTAGGATTGACCTGTCTGAACGAGTTCTGTTTTCATAGTAATATTTTGCAGATTCTGCTGTGAGTTTCATGCAGCGTTCTACATCAGATGTGTTCTTGGCATTGGCTACTGGTCTATCTAATATAGGAAAAATATTGCCGTTGCGCTCTGAATAATCAAGTGCCAGCTTGCTGTTCCACTCTGATTCTTTCAGTGCGCCAGAACCTAGCTGGAAGCCTCCAGAATCAATGAACACCAGCACATCATCCTCAATATGAATATCTTCCCTAACATTAGGATACTTTTTGAAATGGTGCGCAGCAGAAAGAAGGATATTCTTATGACAAAACTCTAATGGGTTTTCTTTGGTCGTGGTGAACCTAGGTGTAACGTCATACAATACAGGATCTATCTCACGAAATTCCTCATCTGTTTTCTTCCAAAAGCTGGTAGTTGCACAGCTAACTGCCGCCGCGTAGATACTTTTTCTATCTTTATGTTTAGTCATTGATTCTCCATTGTGTTATTCTATACCAATTTGTTCTAATTGTCAAGGACAAAATTATCTTTGATGCCAAGCATCTCAAGTGCTGGCACAATCTCACGACAACGGAATTCGTCATAATATGATCCATTGACCATTTCCTCAATCATATCGCGGTTTTCCTCAGCTTCAAAGGGATCTACTTCATATTCTTCAGAAAATCCAAGTTGAGTGAATATACCTTTTCTACGCGCACATACTGCACAACGACCGCAATTTTTCGATTCTGACGCGTTTAAACAGCTAGATGATGCTAATATACTCTCGACAGGCAAACCTGCGCTTAGAGCCCATTCTACAGCTTCGAATTTTCCGAAGTTCATATCTGCAAGGGGGAATTTGATTTGAAGGTTCTCTGAGTATGGTGAAAACACATAAGAAAATGCTTCGTTGGCTTTCTTCAGAAAAGTTCTGTTTTTATCAGTTGAGTTAGGACCCATTTCACCTTGAAGCGCACCCATCCAAATTTCATCCGGAGTGTAAATGCTTGCGCCTAGCGCAGCCAGTGTGAGGTTCCTTCCTGGAATGAAAATGTTGCCTGTTTTTGAACCCTTGTCACTTTTCCCTGCTAATTCCTGATCTTCTTTTAACCAATCTACTTTTCGTACATCAACAAAGTCAGGCAATGCGGCAAGTTCTTTGTCAACATACGGTTGACCAATATCAAAAAACAGGCAATTCACTTTATAACCTTTTGTATCAGCCAGATGTTTCATGATCAGTGAATCCAACCCACCAGAGTACATTATCAAAATCTTCTTTTCAAACATATTATTCTCCTTCAACATGGTATGAAATACGCCGATTGCGTAACGCAGCGTGCATAAATCTAGCCTCAAATTCTTGTTTACTTTCTACAATATTGTCAGTTTTAAAGGTATTGTAAAGTATCTGGTCGCCATACATCTTCAATTTATCATATTCAGTAATGGAATTACACCATGTAGAGTCTTCGTTTGTGTCATGATCACCATAACCAGCAAGACATATTTCTTCCATCACCAATCCAGGCATGTAATACACACCTCCAGCTAGAGCAAGATCAAACGCAAAATGAGTATCTTCACCTGGGATAATTTTACCATCCACCTTTTCAGAATATGCTTTATTGTAAACTACCTCATCTACGCCACGCTTCCTCAAATTAGAAAGAATGTAAATGCTAGACACTGCGTATTGTACCAAATAATAAGATCTTTGGTCTAATGTTGAATCTTCCCATTTTGCTTCTTCTTTTACCAATTCAGGCATGCGTTTGATTGCTTGACCACGTATAGATGTTAACTCTAATTCAACCATGTCAGAGATGCCTTTCTCAAGCAAAGCGTTGTCACTAATATAGATTGAATCGTTGTCGCACATGATAGCAGCATCTAGATCGGAATAATAAAACTCCTCAAGTAGTATGTTGCGCCCGGCTCCTGGTGTCAAAATAATAGAAGTGTGATTGACAATATACGTCACGTCATCCTGAAACTCGTCTGGATCATAATCTTGTGCTAATACAGTGATAGGGTATCCTGTGCTTCTTGCCCACTCTAACTGTTTGGCATGCGCCGCCACTCGCCTTTCACGCAATTCAGGCTTAGATCTATCACCAAACCAACTCAAAATAAATATTCCCGCTTTAGGATTTTCCATCAGTCAAGCCCTCTCATGAGTCTCTGTATTTCTGTTTCCAAATGAACAATTTTAATATCAAGACCAAGTGAGGACAATTCCTCCGCCTGTTCTTTGTTGCTTTCAACAAACACGCCAATTTCATCCTTCAGGCAGCACAAGACATGTGCCTTGTAACATGCAGATCGTTCTATCCTATCATTGCCATGATACACTTTCTTTGGCTTGACCACCAAGTTCCTATCAATCCAATCAGCAGTATCTTGCCTATCTTCTGCTGGACGACCAGTAATAATGACGTATTCACCTTGAGGTTGGAATATGGGTTGAATATAGTCTCGTCGGAAGTCAAGCTGTTCTCCGTTTTCAATTGTTACATCACTAAGGAAAATACCATCTAAATCGTATGCTATAATTTTATTGTTCATGTATAGAGTCTACCATTAAATGAGTTATGTGTCAAGGTTTTCCTTCCTGATGTATGAGGGAGTTTCATCTTCCAAAGTCAAGAATTTGATCAGCGCGTCAACCTTCGAATAAAATTCCACAAGAGAGCCATCATTCAACAACCTGTAATCACCTATTGCTTGTTTAATACCTGCTTCACTGGCATGTTCGCGAACTATGCCTTCACCTAGTTCAGGACGGTGAATGTGAATGACCACGCCACCATTCTCACGAATCCACGTTGCCTCATTTTCAAACCGAACATCCGTAACAATAAAAATATTTGGGTCATCCTTCATTTGACTTTCGCATCGTTTCAGCCAAAAGTCCTCTCGAAATACTTTGCGCATACACTCAGTGCCTACTTTCTGAGCAATTTCTCTGGGTGAGATGCCCCAAAATTCATCGGGTGTCTCTTTGAATTCTGTGTCATAAAAATGGTGCAACGGGATATTAAACATTTCTGCTGCACCGCACTTCAAAGGATCCGCCAGCGCATACGTTTCCACATCTTCAAAATTAGATTGAATATATGCTGCTGCGGTATCCTTGCCACAGCGGGCTTTGCCATGTAATCCTATAATTTTCATTAAATACTCCCAAATACTAATTTTCGCATATCTTCCAAATGGTCTTGTGTTGCTTTTAGGGAACCAGCAGAGCCAGTTCCTTCTGAAGGTCTGAAGCCGAAATTCCACAAACTATCCACTATTTCTTGGCACGTTTCATAATCCAACGAAAATGCTGGTTCTTGTTTGCAATGCGGGTTATCGGGTCTCGTCATCAGCAAAGGCTGGGCGATATATTCTCCTGACCTAATATGCACATCAATTCGTTTTGACCAAGGTCCTTGTTTATCAAATGCTAGTTCGAGTCTATTTTCTAGTTCCACACTGCCTCACCAAATTAACTGCCATTTTATGAAAGTTTCCATTGAAAAATCTGCGGATGATATATAGCCGCCCTAAAGATAAAAACGTGAAGAACACCGTAATTCCCAAGCTGGAACCAGTATCAAATGGAAGTCCGAAGAATGGTGCCACAATGAACACCCATGCCGCCCATGATATGAAGAACCCACTCATGGTGCTGAGAAAAGATTCAACAAAGGACTCTAATTTAGTTTGATTCAATGCCATATACCTCATACGCTATCTTCCGATACAGATTGTCCCAGAAAATCTTTTCTGTGTTCTCAGGAAATACTGATACTTGAGCCAGCGTTTCTACTTCTTCCGTCAACGTATCTAATTCCATACGAACTTCATCAATTTTCATCTTTCCTGTTTTTACGTTCAGAATAAAGTCAGTTTCATCAAGAGGGAATGTATAGGTTCCTTTGGTGAATAAAGAACGCGTTTGATAACCTACGCGCAAAGCATGAGAAATCGCCTTCCAATCTACACCATCATTTTCTTCTGCTTTCATTGCACGCTGACCATATTTGTCTAGCAGCTTCTTCATACTTTCTTCAAACTGTGAAACTGGGATAGTGTCTTGAAATTTCCTGTCACAAACCACATAAAAATGTTGTTCTCCATTGGAAGGATGGTTAGTAGTTTCAAAGTTGAGAAATTCACCCAATGGCAAGAACTGTCCCCAATCACCAAGCAACGTTTCTTTGTCGCGCACAGAATCACAAAATTTAAGCGTCTTGCGCACAGCAGCCAAACGACTACCTCGAATTCCATAACGATTTGCTTGGTTGCGGAGATATCCCACAAAACTGTTCATTGACTTGGTATATGCCTTGTGTCTATTAGCAACAATCATATCCCATGCCTTTGTGCTATAGTGAATAGCCGAGGATGGTGCGTGAAGCATGTCAAGAATATCAGTATTTCCTTTCTTGCACCCATCAATGAATTTCCACAAAGAATAAAACTTCCTATCAATATCATCAGGTCCATTCTTTTCTTTCGTTTGTGGTGTAAGATTAATTGTATTTTGGTCACGCTTCATGATCACATCTTCTAGGCTTGGCATATAAACACCCATATAATCTTTGTCTGAGTTGGGTGTCGATAAGCCATATAAATGTGAGCCAAAATCCATTTCTACCAGTGTTCCTTCAAGAGTTTCCATCAATACTCCTTATGTACCGCGTATCCTTCAGATACCATCAATTCGTTGATATTTTTTCCGTTGGCAATAATGGTACCTACAGTTCTACCATATTTTCCGCGCTTGTTGAACAGATTGGATTGCAACAACACAGAATCACCCGGATGAAGAATTGATTTCAGGAATTCCTTTGACGCCATGCCGCGTTTCTTCTCATCTAGATTGGTTGTTCTTGATTCTGGCGCATTGATGCCATAAAAGCGAACAATCTCTCCTTGCATTGTCAATTTAAATCCTAAATCAATGTCGAGCACCGCTGTGTCTCCATCAATTACTCGAACTACCTTTGCATCATAAACGTACATAATCTCTCCTTAGTTGAAATTCTGAAACATTGCAATTGCTTCTTTCTTCATTTCTGGTTCATTCTTGAATACACCACGCACAACAGAAGTCGTCATGTTTGAAGAATGAGCCTTAATTCCACGGTTTGTGCAGCAACCATGTTCTGCTTTAACCACAACCATGATACCTTTCGCGCCAGTGACTTCTTCAAGTTTATCGGCGATCTGCTCTACTAATTCTTCTTGAATGGTTGGGCGTGAAGCAATCCAGTCGATGATGCGCGAAAATTTGCTCAAGCCAATAACCTTATCGCCCGGATAAATTGCAACCCACGCACGACCTACAATTGGTTGGAAATGATGCGCGCAAGTAGACCGAACTTCAATTTCATCTACTGTATAAATCTGATCATATTCCTTTGCGTTAGGAAACGCAGTAACGCGAGGCATAGGCTGATAACGCCCCTTGAAAATCTCTTGAACATACATCTTGGCTACACGTTTAGCCGTTTCCTGTGTATTGTGATCAGAATCTGTGTCAATCCTCAGTGCTTCCAACACGCCAGCAAACGCATTAGCCACATCATCAATAAGGTCTTCTTCAGTCAAATCCATTTCTTCCATGAACTCTGCAATATTATCATTGCAAGCCATAGGAATATCTGGTTCTTTTTCTTCATCAGCACCTTTCCGAAACTGATTTAAAGCAATCTCGAAATTGTCGTCATCATTCAAATTAGTATATGTGAGACCACAATTCGTACACGACAAAGAAATGTTTGCCTGCTTTGTGTAATTCAAAAAAGCCTTGTCATCTGAAACTTTTAATACGCCACTTCCGCACCGAGGGCATGCAATTTTGTTGTCCCTTGAAAATTCCATTGTTTTTGCATACGCATCATCTATATTCATTCATTATTCTCCTAAGTTTATTCTACCATATTTAGATGTCTTTGTCAAGTTCCCCATCCATTGCCGAATAAATGACAGTGCAAGCGAGGACTATAACGGAAGCCATTCTGCATAGCAAGTTCAGCTACACGCCTCTCTGTCAGCTTTAGTCCTTCAACGGTAGCACCTTCGGGCATTAAATACACTGGCAAAGGTGGAGCTGGCATCAGCATTTCATTAATTCCTTGTGTATCTGACCAGCCATATTGATAGTTGTCAAGGAAATAATCTATTTCACCCAAATCCTTTTCATCACGTATGACAAACTTCAAATAGAGATCTGTATATACTGACCAAATTTGTGTGTCTCTATATGAATTGATTGCAGCCACATTGAGCGTTTTGTCTCTGTGTTCTCCTGACAATGACAGCTTAGGAGACACCGAAAACAACGTATTCCTTGTGCTGTCTACAATCTTGGCTTTAAATTCTTCTGTCAGGATTTGTGTTCCGTTTGTCTCAAAAGTGATATATTTGAAATTCGCATCTGCTTTGTCATATAGTTCCGACCAAAACGACTGGAACTTTTTGAGCAACGGCTCCCCTCCAGTGATAACAATGTCTGGAAAATTATACCCATACTTAGGAAACAGTGATTTCATTTCCTCCAGTAAGGAATCTACGGTGTATGACTTTGACAGATGCCGATATTTCTTTGACCACGCAGCAGACGAATCACATCCCATATTAAACACAGGAAGGTCGTTAATATCAGTAATATCTGACGGATCAAACTTATTATGAGGCATTTCCTCAATAGGAATAATGTTATCTCTTGGTTGACCAAAGCCAGGGCAATTCAAATTGCACCCAAACACGCGTATGAATATAGAAGGGATGCCTACGCGTGAACCTTCACCCTGCACTGAGTAAAACATTTCGGTGATTAGAATTTTATTTTCTTTCACATCATTCTCCATATACAGCAGATGTCTTTGGTGTTTCACTCCATTCAACATAATCAACATGGCAGCCAAACGGTGACATATCAATCAATTTCTGAATACCAGAGTAAAGCCACTCTGCCAGCTTTTCTGATGTAGGATTGAAGTCAACAACAAAAAAGCTGTCTAGGTGTTCATCAACACCACCAACGATTATTCTATATCCCATCAACACTTCACCGTCCAACAAATAAACTGGTCGGACATGATTCTCTATATCATCAACCGAAATTCCTACCAAACGTTCAAACTCAGGATCTTTCGTTGACACAATAAAACGATGATCAATATTATCGTCTAGGAACCGCTTGACAAATCCCAATTCTTTGAAGTCAATCACAAAGTCACGGTGGTCTAACTTGGCAGCTTCCATGTGGATTGATGCCTTTCCTTGATGACCATGTATTCTATGGCAAGGACAATCAGAATTACCTGCGTATTTTGCCACCACATCTTGAGAATATACCCGGTGTCCGTAACAAAAATCAAACGATTTCGATAGTTTATACATCACTGCTCCTTGGTAGATAAAAATTCAGATTCAAACAGTACAGCGCGCCAAATCACAAATGTTTCTTTAGGAATTTTCTTAATTCTCGAATTGTATTTATACGCTTCGTCTAATGCCCGTTGTGCAAAATGCTCAGCAGGAAATAGTCTCGCTCTAGAGAACGGTACCAAATCTGCATTCAGCCCTTTACCTTGTAAATATCCGGCGTAGGATTTCACAACAAAAACTTCGTGCTTCTGCTCTTTGACATTCGTCATATCACAATCTACCATAAAACCACCTCTTTGTCAATCACTTTGTTCCGGTTGAACCAAATCCACCAGTGCGATCTGTTGTCTGGGAAGGCTTTGTTCCGATTTCAACAATAGCCAAATCTTGAACCTTGACCAGTTCTGCTTGGCAAATCCTCTCACCATTTTCTAATGATACTGCCAGCGTGCCAGTGTTTTGAAGCATCACAAAAGTCTCGTGAAAATAATCACTATCAATGATGCCCTCTGAGTTTCCTAAGCGCAGTCCTTTCTTCCATGATAATGATGACCTTGAATGTAAGCGCAAGCTATAGCCATTAGGAATATCAAAGATAATGCCGGTGGGAGCCAGTACCCTTTCTCCAGGAGCAATCACCAAGCGCAAATCCTGTTTCTTTGCTTCCTTGTCACCAATTTTATTTTTCCATGGGTTTGTCAACGGAATATTATTTTTCTGATTGTCATTTGCATATACTGCCACTTCTTCAACATGATCTAAACACAAACGCACATCAAAACATGCAGCCTGCTCGGTTTCTGTTTGGGGCAATATGACATTTGGGTGTAGCTTGTAAATTCCTAGACCGGGTGCAATCATGTGTTCTCCTTGTTTTCTTCGTTGCCAATGGTGTATTTTTCTTCTCTCGTCCATACTGGCACAGAAATTCCTTTCTCATTCACTTTCTTTTCTTGCGATTCTTTGTACTTCAACACAAA